ATCATATCCCAACTAAAACAATTACTTAACTAGGAGGTAACATGAATATATTTGCACTCTCTGAGTGTCCTGAGCAGTCAGCATTGTGGCTAGATGACATACGCAAGAACAAGATGATCTTGGAATCTGCACAAATGTTATCTACCACAGTCAGGCACCTAACGCCTGACACTGACTTGCCAGTGTATCGGGTGGCGTACTTAAACCACCCGTGCACCATCTGGGCCAGACAATCCCGTGATAACTTTCGTTGGCTGGTGAGTCACATGAGATCGTTATTCAATCAGAAGTCGGGACTGCACAAGTCGGCAGACTTACTCCCTCACTTTGACAAGTATGCAGAGGATGGTGCCTTCCCATCTGAAGGTAGAACACCCTTTGCAAACTGTGCACGTAATCAAGAACGTGGTGTAGATTACTCAGACGTTTCTGATGTGCATGGCGCATACCGCCTGTATATGAATGACAGGTGGAAAGAACGTACAATAACCCTGACATGGCGTTGGGGTAAGGAACCTGAATGGAGGAACTAACATGAGCTATACTATTCGTGCAGTGGACAAGTCTCTTATAGAGACTATGCCCGAGCAGATAAATGTGGAGTTTGAGATGTTCAAGCCCTACGAATTTGACCCAGCATTTTTTACTCACGAGGGTGTTGCCGGTGCTGGTCACATCACTATCGGTGACAAAAAGTGTTACTTGGTTAGACCGTCAGAGTTTGGCTTTGTGGTCAAGAAAGTCTACACCCAAGACGATTCAGAGCCTGACCCTGTGCTACGTGCATGGGGTCGGTATCGAGAGTACGATATATTTCAATCCTCAGATAACAGACTACAGAATTGGGTTGAGAACATAGTACAGGTAGTTGCTAATCTGGAAATGTCTGATGAGTGTCGTGTGTCACTGCGGTGCCGTGCACTAGGTGCTCGTAGGTCTGAGAGATTTCACCCTAAGATTACCTTGTGGTTATCTCAAGAGCATCGTGACACTGACAGGCTAACTGCCATGAAGCCTACCCGTGCTTTCGGCACATTGTTTCCCGAGCTTGAGCACAAGCAACTCATGCAGATTACAGATCTGTACTTGCGAGAGTTTGCACCTCGTGAGTTTACAGTGCACGTATCTCAAGAGGCAGATGACTTCAGACGTGCCTATGCTGGTAATCAGTCAGCCACAGAGAATATCGACACCACCCGTACCCGTAAGCACAGTGCACACAGCTGTATGCGGTATGAGTTCGGTCATCTACCCTGTCACCCTGCCACTGCATATGCTAGTGGTGACTTCTCTATCGTCTTTGTCACTGACCAGAACGGCGATATTGCTGGTCGTTGTGTAGTGTGTACAAGCCCTGACTTTGACATGCCACAGGCTGGGCCTATCTATGGTGTATCTGAGCAAGCCATTGACTGCATTGAGGAACGCCTAGAGTCTATGGGTGCAAGGTACGATGACAATGCAAGTTGGTTAGGTGCACGTCTTAAACGTATCGAGATGTGTGACGAAGGTTTCGTCGGCCCTTATCTAGACTTGATTCCGCAACGGTTATCTGATACAGGTGAGTACCTAGTTGTAAGTAACACTGGTGAGATTGATGCTAGTGTTTACAGTGGCTTACTAGGTGGTCATTATGCTGAGTGTACCGAGTGTGGTAGAGGTATAGATGAGGATGACACCTTCCATTCTGATACAACTCAGGAGTGTTACTGCGAGTCCTGCTACTACAACGAGCATTTCTACTGCGAGTATGCAGAGTCAGATACACACACGTCAGAAGCCATAGAGTGCCGTAAGGTAACGTGCTACGGTCGTACTCAGGTATTCCTAGTGTGTGAACACCACGTACTTAACGGTGATGATTTTGTACTCTGCACTGACGATGAGTGGTGGCATATTGACGATGTTCAATACTGTGAGCACGATGACGTGTGGATTTCACCTGACAGCATTGACGAGTACTTTCGGTCTGATTGGGATGGCGAGTTGTACCCCAACAGTATGTCATGCACCACTGTTGATGGTGAGGAGGTATCTAAAGAAGAGATAGAAAATGATTCGGGCATCTGGCAAAAGAATGATGCTAACTTATGGGAACAAGTACAAGAGGAGATGGAAGTATGACCTACAGTTTAATTGAGATGCTGCGTTACAAACGCCCAGAGGGTAGTCAAACGCAGAAAGAATTTTGTCAAAGGTTTCTCGAACCTACGTTCGGTTTACCTGACAAGCATGGCAACTACATACACATCGTTGGCGATGAGCCTAACCTGTGTTTCACTGCACACCATGACACTGTGCATAAGACTGAGGGTATGCAGCAACTCGTTGTTATCAATGATGTAATCTCTGTTGCTGATGCAAAGGTATCTAGCTGCCTTGGTGCTGACTGCACCACGGGTGTGTGGCTTATCCTTGGTATGATTGAAGAGGGTGTAGAGGGTGTCTATGTCATCCATGCAGCTGAGGAAGTAGGGTGCAAAGGTAGTCGTGCACTTGTTAATGATAACCCTTGGTGGCTGAGTTATATCGACGCAGTGATTAGCTTTGATCGGTACGGCACAGAGTCTGTTATCACCCACCAGATGGGCTTACGTACAGCCTCGGATGAGTTTGCAGCATCCTTCTCTGAGGCAATCAACTTGCCGCAGTTCAAGGCTGACTCTGGTGGCTCTTACACTGACAGCAACGAGTACATGCTTGACGTATCAGAATGCACAAATATCAGTGTCGGATATTACGGACAGCATGGTGTCAATGAGACTCAAGACATTGATTTTGCTAATGTCTTACTCACTGCCCTGTGTCTAGCTGACTGGACACGCCTGGTGTTCAAACGTGACCCTAGTGTTGTTGAGGACAAATATGTGTACAGCTCTCAGGCCACTGGTTACGAGCCAGTGTGTAATGAGGACAACATAGACCAACTCGAGACATTGGTCATCGACTACCCGCATAAGATTGCAGAGATGCTAGATCAATACGGATTTACACCCCATAGCCTCATGGAGGAATGCCAAATTGATGATGTAAAACAATACTATAACTACTACGATGCGTATGCTACGAGGTTAGGTAAAAAATATTTAGGTTGACCCCTTGACATACGAAATAAAGTGTCTATTTTATATTACTTAAAGTAACTTAAAGTTACTGTAATAATTATTATTATAGTAATAATAAATACTTTAAGTATAACTATAGGTTCACCATCCTTAGCTCAACTGGATAGAGCAACTGCCTTCTAAGCAGTAGGTTGCAGGTTCGAGTCCTGCAGGGTGGGCCAATCTATGGAGGCTAACATGGACGATCCACATGACGATTGTACACACTGGTTAGGAAAGTTATGAGATTTAGAACAGCAGTAGATGAATACCTACACACACGTCAATTTTCATCGCTGGCCGCATCCTCTCAAAAAGGCTACGAGTCAGCACTACATTCTTTCTGTCGCATGTCCGTAGGTGGAAGAACTCTGGGTAATATCTCCATCAAGAATCTTAACGTCCCACTTTGCACGGAGATTTACGATACGTGGGAGATGGAGACATCTACATCCAACGCAAACCACAAGGCACGTATATTCTCTGTCCTGATGAATTATCTAATCACGATGGAAAAGATGCCCACCAACCCTATGTCACGAGTACGCAAACGTACAAGTGAGCCACGTTCAGTTATCTGGACACACGATCAAGTACTATCATGCCTCGACGCAGCATTCCAAAACTTTGACTGGAGAAACCTGGGTTTGATTATCTTGATGTGTTATGAGTGGGGGCAGAGGCCCATAGACATACGCAACTTGCAATGGGATCAAGTTGACCTTGAGAGTGAGGTAGTGACAATCACTCAAAGCAAACGAGGTGCAACTGTTGAGCTACCTATTCCAGACAACTTACTCACCATGCTCAAACAGCAGAAAGAGGACTGGGACTTCCAGCCCTACGTAGTACCTCACCACAGGCCGCAGGACAGTGCCTACAGGCCTCTAACGATTGTCCAGATGACAACACTGCTCACAGACGTTAAGGCTGCTGCAGGGCTTCCTGATGACCTCCGAGTGGGTGACCTTAGAAAGACCGCCATTGTGCAGATGATCGAGAGCGGTGTAGACCACCTTGCAATTCAATCCGTATCAGGTCATAAGCATGTACAAAGTCTAAACCCGTACAACAAGTTTAGTTTAAAAACCGCAAAGTCTGCATTGGATAGGAGACAAAGAGTATGATATATCTGTTAATATGGTTTGTACTAGTGCCTGAACAAGGTGTTAGGTATTATCACCTAGGTACTTACGGGAACGAAACACTCTGTAAGACTGCGTTGAGAGATGCAGCAATTATGGTCAACGATAAGGATGAGACAGTAGAATGTATTGGAGTACAGACAGATGATTGAAGTAACATACATAGATCACATGGGGTCAGACCTATCTGTGGTCAATGCAGCTAGGGTTAGCTTTGGTAAAAAGAGTGAGGCACTAGGTGAGGTGGGTATAGGTGATGACCCAATCATAGTGCCTGTACTGCATGACAATGACGTAAGGCTAATCAGGTATCTTGCCAAGCACAACCACAAGTCTCCATTCAACCATGCCTTTGCTACGTTCCATGTTAAGGCACCGATCTTTGTAGCACGTCAGCTAGTCAAGCATGAGTACATGCCTTGGAATGAGATCAGCCGCAGGTACGTTGATGATGAACCTGAGTTCTATGTACCTGCTGTGTGGCGTGGACGTAGTGCTGATAAGAAGCAAGGCTCCGATGGTGTCGTTGATGTGGGCGATTGGGGTGATACTAATTGGGCATGTCTTACCGCATACAAAGATTTACTTGAACAGGGTGTGGCACCGGAACAAGCACGTATGGTACTGCCACAGTCTACTATGACTGAGTGGTACTGGTCAGGTTCCCTATTTGCCTTTGCTAAGATGTGTGGCCTGCGTCTCAAGGATGACACTCAGTACGAGACAAGGTTAGTGGCTCAAGAAATTGAGGATGTTATGATGGACATATACCCTAATTCTTGGGAAGCATTGAGGATGTATGACGATGAGTAAGATGTATGAATTAGAACCAATGATAATGGACTGTTGGCATGTCTGTGATGACCTACAGGTAGTATTCAGACAGATAGGTGATGGTGAACGTGAGCCTACGTATGATGAGATGATGAACACCTTGATGGGTATGCAGCAGTTATATCAGTGGAAGTTTGAGCAACTGTTCAACAAGTATGAGGATGTACTCCGTGACAGACAATGAGTGGCCCTTAGAGGCAGACTTCACAGATGTCAGGCCTATGACACCAGAGGAACGTAAAGCATCTCTTGATCGTGACGCAAAGAACAAATGGCGTAAGTGTGTCAGTTGTGGTAATGCAAGTAGAGACACATGGTGTGGTTTCTGTCTGGAGGAAGAATGATAAAGAGTGAATGGAATTGTCTAATAAAAGAACGTGAAGACTTTAAGGAGAGTGTATTGGCAGAGCATACATCAGACATCGTGAATGAGCCTAAGCACTACGCACGGTGGGCCATTGAGCCTATCACATACATCATGCGTAATGGCTTTGAGTTCTGGCGTGGCAACATTGTTAAGTATGCCAGCCGTGCAGGCTACAAGCTGTACGAGGGTAAGACGCAGGTAGAAAGTGAGATCATTGACTTGGAGAAAGTTCAACGCTATTGTCAGATGCGTATCAATCAACTTAATGGAGAGGAGAAGTTATGATACCTGTAGGTCAACTAAGATTGCTACTCACTAAGGCGGGACTAGAGTACGTCATAACTCGTGTTGAGGGTAACATAGCACACGTCAACATTCTTGTAGCGGAGCAACCAGATGTACACAGTAGAACTGGAATATGATTATGCCCTTATTAGAACACTTGACGAGGAGGACAGACACGAGGATGTTGAAGTTGTGATAGGGGAGGGCGGAGAGGTTTTTATACTTCAGTATAACGAATCTCGCCAAAGAAATTCTGTCATAGCTATGTCTTTACAACAGCTCGTAGATCTGTATGCTGCAATGGATAGCCCAGAAGGGCTTTTTCAACTGGAGGTCAAACGTGGCAAACAATGATAATCCACACCTAGCTTGTCCCTATCAAGACTGCGGATCAAGTGATGCATTTAATTGGAATGATGATGGCTTCGGCCATTGCCATTCTTGCTCTAGGGCTTACCCAATGCGAGACATGCCAGATGTTTTCGAGTGGGTTAAGTCTGAGTATCCATTGAAGGAGAGGAGAAACCCTATGGATATACCAATTGTGTCTCAGACATATGAGGGCATACGAGGCTTAGATGCTGACGTGTCCGAACTGTATGGCATTGCTATACAGCAAGGTGATGACGGACGACCTGTTCGTTATGCCTACAAGTACCCACACACAGTTAAGTATAGGCTAGTCGATGACAAGTCTAAGACTTGGACAAAGGATCGGGGCATGGGTATGAACCACCTGTTTGGCCCTGAGTTTAATGCAGGGACAAGTCAACGTATTTACTTGACGGAAGGTGAGTTTGATGCAGCATCCCTGTATCAGATACTTGGCAAGACCTTCCCCGTAAAATCCTTGCCCAGCGCAAGTATCGGTGAAAAGTTCATAGCCCACAATCATCTTTATCTGTCGTCATTCAAAGAGATTATCTACGCAGGTGAACTTGATCCTGCAGGACGTAGGGCAGCAGATAAGTTGTATCAGGCATTCCCTGATAAATTCTTCTACGTACCTATGTCCAAGCACAAAGATGCCAACGACTTCCTTCAAGCAGGAGATGGCAAAGACTTGATGTGGGCAGCTAAGAAGCCCATGCGGTACAGCCCAGAGAACTTCTTTTGTTCCAGCGAGGATTTTTCTAGTGCACTACGTACAGAAAATCCTTACGAGTATGTACCTACTGGTCACTCAGGTCTTGACGAAAAGATCCGTGGTATGGTTAAAGGGGGACTAACCTTTATTAAGGCTCCCCGTGGTACTGGTAAGACTGAGGTGATCCGTTACTTTGAGACAGGCCTTCTTCAGAACGAGGGTGTCAAGGTTGCACTACTACACATGGAGGAGATGAAGTCCACTACACTACGTGCTATGGCTACCTACGAACTTGGTGCCAATGTTCGGACCAAAGAGGATACCGAACGCAATGGCTACACTCTAAATGATGTTGAGGCCGCAGCTAATAAGATTGCCGACTCTGAGAACAACAGGACA